GTTAAATCTGTTAATATATTTGTATCTTTTACAATATTACAAGATGTTATAACAAGAACGTCATCATTAATTTCATTGTAAAAACTATAAGTATCTAAAGTTGGTTTTGCTCTGTATCCGCCACCACCTTGATCTAATGTAACAAATGATAATGGATATACATTAAATGATTGATATGTGCCAATATTAGAAATTGTAATAGCATTAGCAACATTGATGTTTGCATATAGTCCATTTAAAGTTTCAATGGACATATTTCTTAAATTTACTTTACGAACGACTGAAGTATCTACTAAACTTATAGATGCTTTTGCTTCTGCCCCATATGGCGCATTTTCAAATCCACCTTTAAAATCTAAAGTTGAAACTGATGCATCATAAGATGAACTTATTTCACTTGTCTTTCTAAATCCAAAACCTGGATTAGTCAATATAACTTCAGTAACAGAACCCTTTGTTGTATTACCAACGTATGCTAAAGCACCCACTGGATTATTTGCAGTTGGATTTAAACCACCTACAATAGTAACTGGATCACCATTATATGGTATTAATGGATCATATCCATTATAATACAAACCACGATTTAATGGATCAATTTTAATCTCTGATAACGCACCAATTAGACGACCTGATACAGTTACATCAACAACACCATTATTGTATGTTGCATCTACAGTTTCACCAGTCTCAAATAATCTTTCGACATTTGAAACATAAATTTCAATATATGAAATGCCTAATTGCCGATCAATAGATTCAATGACTTTTTCTACTACGGCAGTTGCTTTAGATATTCTACCTGTTATTTTTGTTTTTTCAATATTAAAGATATTGTTATCATCTGTATCAATTCTAAGTGCTAAAGGCAATACCCATTTACCATCAGATGCCTTTAATATGTCATCTTTTGGATAGTAAATGTCTATATTTTCATTATATAATGCACGAAATAAAAACTTTACTGAATCTTGTGTACCATTAGATTTATAAAATGTGGTAATTAATTTTAAAAATAATCTTTTATCTGCCAGTATATTCTCTGGAAAATAAGGCATTAAATCTCTCTTTAACAAATTTAGATAATCATTATCTGCTGTATCTAAATCTATAGAATCATTTAATGCTTTTATTTCATAACTAACTTGATTATTGGTTTCTAACCATTCATAATACTTTTGAAGAAATGTTACAAATATAGGATATTCTTCCCGAACAAATTCGGGTAATTGTCTCTCTACAATTTTAGAAGTTAAAACTTGATCCATTAGATTGCCAGTGTCTTAACTACAATACTTGTTGGGTCTTGATCATCCAATACTAACATTTTATTCAAACTAGATTGTATAATATTACTTATTGGTTTAATGTGTATCATAATATCACCAAAATCATTATTGACTGCACTAGGATTAAAATTATTAATATATATTTTACCTAGTTTATAATCAATCGTTCCAGTAACACCATTATTTTTGGAACTATTAATAATAACTTTGGTACTTTGACTACTGATCTCATCAGTTTTGTAGTATGAGATTCTTATTTGTCCATATCTACCTTGAAGAATTGCAAGACCTTCTCCTAATAACCCACCGCCTCCTGTAATCTGAACTGCTGCAGTTGTATAACCAACACCTGGTGTTAATACTGTAATTGATGATATTTTACCATTAACGATAGTTGCGGATGCTGTTGCACCTGTGCCGTCACCAATAATAGTTACTATAGGTGTAGATGTATAATTAACACCAGGATTTGATACTGTTATAGATTCAACCCCACTAAAAGATGATGGAACTTCTTCAAAAAAACATTGTCTATCTATAGCATTTTCATCTGCAACAGTAAAGTCTGGCGATGAATAGAAATTTTCATTTGTTGTTCCACGAGTCAATTCAAATCCAAAATCCAAAATATAATTATCTGAATTAATTAAATCTGGTCTAAATTTCTTTGCAACAAATAAAGTTGCTTCATTAGAAACAATTGATCTATCCCAAGCATCAATTCTTGTTTCCATACCAGAAAAATTAAAATAACTATTAAATTTATTCAAATTAGTAGAACAATAATTACTGATTATACTTTTAACATCCGTTGTTAATTGTGATTGACTTGAAGATAATTTTGCTTTATCATAATAAACTTTTGAAGATACTTTAAGATAATTATAATCTACATCTACAATTTCTGGTGTAACAGTCAACATACTAATTGGTTTCAAAATATTATTCTTTACATAATCTTTTTCTGTTTGTGATACTTCAAAACCTAATTTTGGTTTTGCAGATACAAATACTTTACCATAAATTGGTGGGTTGTTTTCTTCTCCACCCCAAACATTAACTGCTTCAAACTGTGGATATTTTTGTTGTATTAATCTGATATAATCATTTTTTGTTACTGCACGATTTTGTGCCAATAAACTTAATGGTGCTCCAAATTTAATTGAATCTGTAGTTTCTCTATCAGAACCACCAGCTGATCTTACTAAAGGATCAACAATAATAGTTGAATATCCTGAAATAGAACCACTTGCTATAAAATTGTTTGCGTAATTTGCGGCTGAACCATTTGTTATTAAATACTCTGTAGTAATAATACCTGCATCAGGTATTGATTTACTCAATACATTATCACCAAAGTAAATGTCATATTTACCATCAGTACCTTCTTGAAGAAAATAAACTTCAGAATTAGCAGTAATATTTAAGTCATTTTCTGACCTATCATAAACAATAGTTGTAGTATTTGAAACTGATTGTCTAACACTAACTATCAATGTATCTGTGTCAATATTAGAATCGTTCAAAGTAAATAATTGTTTTGGATTTGTTGCATAACTATTCACAAATGAATATGAAGTATATTGACCTTCATAGATTGGTATAGCAGTAAAAGTATAATTGTATCCAACTTTATCTACTGTATATGAATTTAACGTAACAAATTTGAATGATAACCCATTAATCTGTTCTGAGAAAAATGAATATCCTTTAGGTATTGTTAAAGACCCTGCAGTTGTATTTGGTGTAACTACTGTTATATTAACAATTGCTCTAGCAGAAGCTGATGATCTTGGTACATAATTAAGTTTTTTGGCATGAGAAACGACTGATGTTCTAAGTAATGCAGTATCTAAAAATGATTCATTTGCAATCATATTGAGATAATAGGCATTATAATGTGTATTGTATGCTAATACATCCAAAAGAATATTAAGACCAGAACCTTCAAAATCATAATCTTGAAATTGTGATTGTTGTTTTAAGAAAGTTTTTAGATTTGATTTAATCTGGTCAAAATCTAATTCGGTAACTTTTAATCTATCAGCCATTTTATCGTTCTCTTGCTAAGAAAAATTCTATATTAATTGGATTTGTTTTATTGCCGATTATAAAATTCATAGTAACTGAAAATCTATTATTATCATAATCTGGACTAACTTTTAATTGATTAAGTGTTACTCTAGGCTCAAAATTTATTATTGTTTGTTGTATTTCTTTTTCTAAAATGTTTGCACTAATTGAATCCATATTGTCAAATAACAATCTGCGAACATTACTTCCAATTTCTGGATGAAATGGTTTTTCATAATGATTCATCAAAAGTAAATTTTTCAAACTAGTAATTACTGCTCGCTCATCATATAAAGTATTGATATCTTTTTTTACTGGATGAATTGCAAAATTCAAATCCAAATCACTGTATCGTGATATACCTATATTTGTAATTGAGGTTGCCATGTGTTATTTATCTGTCTTTCTAATCACTTACCAATTTTTCTTTATATAAATCTGTGCCTACCATAGTATTAATTAAATATGTTTGTGTATTTCCAACATGAGATAATCTAGTCAATGTAGAATAATCACTTAGTATATTACAAGATTCTGCATAATAATCACAATCATGTGTTCTTCTAGTCCATAATAAATTGTTTGCCGTAAGTGCATGACTATACAATGCATCTACACCCGCAGACGATAAATTAGAAGATACAGTGGTAACAAAAGTATCTGGATCACTTGTAATACGTAATGAATTTTGTAATGTAATAACATCTGCAGCAATAATTGCAGTATTTAATGATATCTCAGTATTAACGTATAGACTAGTCATACATGCTAATACAGGTAATGCATTTGCAACATTATCAGTTTTATTTGTTATAACTAATATTGAACGCCCAATTGCCATTACTTTATTATAATCTGGTGTTTGTGGATTACCTGTAGATATAGTTAATCCAGAAATATTTGATGTATGTTTCTTAAAATATACAATTGTAGAATTAGCAAAAGTAGTATATAAAGTGTTTGCACTTTGAGCAACTGCAGAATTATTATCCCATACGGTAACTGTATTAATTACAGACTTCATTGAATCTACTTGAGTTTTTAAGAGTGCAATAACATTTGCAGTTGGGTCTTTATAATAATCTGAGATTACTATATTACCATTTGCAAGTGCTTGTTTTTGCCAATTCTTCAAATCGGAAGGAGCATTGTTTAATGTAGCTTTTGAATTTGCAGATAAATTAATAGCATCTCCAAATTTTGTAGTATCAAAATCATAATGTAATCTTCCAAGAACTGTATTCGCTGCCATAATATTTTCCTTTAGATAAGTGTGCCAAACATTGGAAAAACAGGAATGGTAGTTGGACCAAATGGTGCGATATGAAAATGTAAATTATGTTCGAAACGAATACCTTCCATTGATCCAAATGCATCTGTAGTATATAGACCCAACATTAATGGCGCAGTAACTAATATTGTAGATGATATAAATCCATCAGTAAAAATTCCTAATCCATTAACTACAATCATAGGTGTAAATGGTGTAGATGCAGGTAAACCTATAAACAACCCACCCAATTCAGTCAAAAATCCATATGGTCCTGCTACTACTTGTGTACCTGCAGTAACTTTATAATCTGCAACAACATCTACTCCCGTAACAACACCATCAACACTCAAATCGCAAAACATATGAACTCTATCATGTGAATTGAAATAGATTACACCCGTACCCAATACACCGCCAGATGTAACTGTATAATCTTCACCAGAACTAATTCTAGTTTCTTTACCAACAACTCTAGTATAATTACCAGCAACTTGTAAAGTATAATCTCCTTCTACTCGTTCTACTAAATTTCCTTTTATATTTAATTGAACATTACCTTCTATTTCAACAGTGCATTTACCAGTTATCTTTACATTATTATCACCAAGAACAATTAGATAGTTATTGTTTTGTATTTTATTTACTTGTTTACCATCTGGATGTATTTCTAAAAATGTTTTACTTTTGTGTTCTAATCGTATTCTTTCTTTTGCAGGCGTATCATCAAAATGCATAGCTGAACCACTACCAAATTCAAATACTTGATTACGACCATAAATTGGTTCACCTGTAGGACCATACTTAGCATCTTCATTAAACACTGATGCAGGTTCAAACCATGCATGAGCAGCTGCGGGTGGGTCTGCAGGTTCTTTTCCATCATTTGGATTTTCAGGTACAACATTCTCTGGTGCAATTGTTTGAACAGTAGATGCTGACGTAGAAGTTACACCAGTTAAACTATCAGTAATTATTACTCCTACTTTATCACCAGTTACTGTAGTTGTGGTTGTAGTAGTACCTTCAGTGTTTACAACTTTCGTTACCGCACTATTTATTTTTGAAGATATGTATTGATTTATACCATCATTTATTGCCATAGTTTATATTCTCTCATATAATTGATACTACTTGTGCAGTAGGTTGTTTGGGTGCTTCTCGTGGTGTATAACTATCTATTTGACTTTGAGTTGGTGCACTTGCTAATACAGTTGCTAAATTTTGATTTGCAGCATCTACTGCTGCTAATGCTTGAGTTGGATTCAAAGATATATTTGTATTCAATGTTGCATTTAGAACTTGTCCTGGTATTTGTGCTAATGCTAATGTATTTTTGAATACTGATTTTGCTTCATTAAATGTTGATTTCATTTCAGTAGTTAATGTTTTGAATTCTGGTCCTAAAATACCATCACCAGAACTTCCAAGTAAATCATTACCTAAAGATAAAATTGATTGAAAAAAAGCAAATGCACATTCTTTCGCCATCTGTAGTAACATAGCAGGTAATGACATAATCCAATTAATTACTGCACGAACAATAATAATATAATAAATTAATGCATCTGCTACTGCCTTAACAAATTTTAGAAATTTATTAACTTCTTGTAATATCTCTTTAAT